CGGACGAAGAACGAGCTGGTCACGGTGACGCCGGACCGGGTGAGCTTCTGGCAGGACGGGCAGGAGGTCGCGTATTTAAGCGACAAGAAGCTCCATTTTCCGTCCGGGACGCTGGAGGCGGCGGGGGCGGTGCTGTCGGGGAAGATCACGGCGGCAGCCGACTCGACGTTCGGGCCGTGGACGATCTCGAAGAGCAGCATTTTCCGCACGGCCAACGAATTTGGGGGCAGCGCTAGCATGTACTTCGGCACGAGCGGGCTTTCCATCAAGGACAAATTCAAGGTCGACGCGAACGGGAAGCTGACGTGCACGGGGGCTGAGATCGGCGGAACGATCAACGCAACGGATCTAAAGCTCGACGGTACGAGCATCCAGACGAAGCTCAAGCAGATCATGGATGAGATCAACATCATCAGCAACGGTCTTGAGATCGCGGGCACAAACTTCTCGAACGGCACGATCGGCGGCGCGGAGGGCAGCCTGCAGTTTACGTCCTCCAGCACGGCGGAATATGCGGTCGATCTGTCCGGCCCGGCGGTGCGTATCCGGTCGACGAGCGGCGCGGTATATCTGCAGAACGCGGCCGGGACGGCGAGCATGCAGATCCGGGCAAATGGAAGCATTGCCTTCTCCGCGTCCGGCGGCATCACCGGCATTACGCCGGTGTTCGGATAAGGGGGCTGGCTGAATGGCAACGCTATCTGGCGCGTCGGGTACGCCGACAAGTATCACGCTGACGGTATCCGGCATGTCGTCCACGACGACATACAAGCGAAAATATGAATATATCCTGGCCGGACAGGTCATGGCGACCGTGACGGACTCGACTGCGGGCACGACGACGGCCAGCAGGATCATTACCGGGCTGACGCCAGACACGCTGTATATCTGCCGCGTGCGGATCTACAACAGCAACACGGGGGCGCTTGTCGCCGAGACAAACTCCATCAGCGTGCGGACGCTGGCACAGTCGACCTCGCAGGCGACGGTCAGCATTCTAAACTTCCTGGATAACCTGACGCAGCTGGCGAGCGGGTCCTTCAAAGGCGATATCGGAGATACGTTTTACATTTCGGCCGCGGGCACGCAGTATCAGACGTACTCGCAGCAGTATCATTTCCTGTACTTCCGGCTGTCGTCGCAGAATTACAGCACGGAGCACGACGCGAGCTACCCGATCCCGATTCAGAAGGGGCAGACTGTCAAGGTCTACTACCAGAGCAAGACCACGACGATTCCGATCTACAACTACCTGGACGGGCAGCACACGCTGTCAGACGGGTCCGTCTCCGGCACGATCGGCAATTCGTTCTTCCTGTCCATGTCCGGCACGCAGTACCAGACGTATTCGCAGGAGTATGAATTCCAGTATTTCAGGCTCGCGTCGGAAGGGTATGCGACAAATCACGCGGCGACGGAGACGATCCCCATTACGAGCGGGCAGGCCGTGCGCGTGTACTACAAGACGAAGATCACGGCAGTCGCACCATACATCAGCGGGGTCACGCTGACGAAGAACACGGCGACGGTCACGTGGGACAAAAACGGCGGCGGGTACGGAAGCTGGACGCTCTACTGGGGAAAGACGAGCTATACGGCGATCGGATCGCAGTCGATCGGCAGCTCGCCGGTGACGGTCTCGGGGCTGGACCCGGGCACGACGTATTATTTCTGGATCGTCAACAAGGCCGGGACGGACTCGAAGACGTCCAACACCGTATCCGGCGAGACGAAGGCACAGATCGCGGCCTTCGCGTGGACGAGCGACGATGCGTCGTATATCGCGGCAGGGAAGGCCGTGACATACCTGACGGCGGCAAGCTGGAACCGGCTGACGGCGAAGATCAACGAGGTCCGGGCTGCCAGAGGCTACGGGAGCATTTCCTTCACGACGGCCTACGCCGGGCAGACGATCACGGCGGCCATCTACAACGAGGCGGCAAACGCCATCGGGAATCTGGCAGGCGCGGGAAGCGTCAGCACGGTATCGGCAGGGACGAAGATGGAAGCGACGTACTTTGCAAACAGCTATTCTGCGCTCAAGGAAGCGCTCAACCGGGCAATCAGCAGTTATAACGGATAGGAGGAGCTATGAATATCACAAAAGCAGTGGTGCAGCTGCGGGGACGGCTGATCGAGGCCATCAACGAGGCGGGGCTGCCGCCGGTCATCGTGGGATTTGTGCTGGACGGGATCCAGAACGAAGTGGCAAGACTCACGGCGGAAGACCTGCGGAAGGAGGAAGCGGACAATGCAGACAGAGCAGATGCAGACGACCATGCAGAATGACACGGCAAGCGGGCTGACGGCGCGAAAGGCCATCGGCGAAGAGCAGGCCAGAAAGGCCATGGACACGCTGCAGAAATACCGGCAGGGCAAGAGCGCGCTGGAGGCGCGGGTCATTGCGTCGGAGGACTGGTGGCGCATGCGCAGCTGGCAGCGGATCCAGAAGGGAAACCCGGAGGATGACAAGTGGACGTCGGCGTGGCTTTTCAACGTCATCATGGGTAAGCACGCGGACGCGATCGCGGCCTATCCGGCTCCGGCCATCCGCCCGCGGGAACCGGACGACCGGGAGGAGGCGGCGAAGCTTTCCTCGGTGCTGCCGGTCATTCTGGAACAGAACGACTTCGAAGAGGTCTATTCGGACAGCCAGTGGACGAAGCTCAAGCAGGGCACGCTCATCTGGCACGTGAAGTGGGATTCTTCGAAGCTGAACGGCCTCGGGGATATCTCGGTGCAGCCGGTGGATATTCTGTCTTTCTTCTGGGAGCCGGGCGTCCGGGATCTGCAGAAGTCGAAGAACATCTTCCTGACGGAGATGGTGGACAACGATCTGCTGGTCGAGAAGTACCCGGAGCTGCGGGGAAAGCTCAACTCCAATCCGCAGATCCAGCAGAAGTACAACACGGACGACGTCATCAATTTTGACAACAAGTCGATGGTGGTGGACTGGTATTACAAGAAATATCAGAACGGCCGGCAGGTGCTGCACTTCGCAAAGCTGGTGGGCGATACGGTTTTGCAGTCGACGGAGAACGATACGGAACAGAAATATGACACGCTGACGCTGCCAGACGGGAGCATTGTGCAGCAGCCGGCCGGGCGGCCCATGGCCGAGACGGGGCTGTATGACGACGGGGAATACCCGTTTGTGGTCGACGCGCTGTTCCCGGTGGAGGGGAGCATAGCGGGATACGGCTATATCGACATCGGCAAGTCGACGCAGGAGCAGATCGACCGGATGAACCAGGCGATCGTGAAGAACGCAATCATGGCGACGACGCCAAGGTGGTTCAAACGGTCGGACGGGTCGGTCAATGAGCAGGAGTTCGCGGACTGGACGAAGCCGTTTGTACATGTGGACGGGAATCTGGGGCAGGACAGCCTGCAGCCGATCCCGGTCAACATGCTCAACAGCAATTATATCGCCATTCTGCAGAACAAGATCGAGGAACTCAAGTGGACAACGGGAAACACGGACGTCAACAACGGCGCGACGAGCTCCGGCGTGACGGCGGCCTCGGCCATTGCAGCGCTGCAGGAAGCGTCCGGCCGGAGCAGCAAGGACTCCACAAAGTCGGCTTACCGGGCCTACGCGCGGATGATCCGGATGGTCATTGAGCGGATCCGGCAGTTCTACGATCTGCCGCGGCAGTTCCGGATCGTCGGGCAGCGCGGAGCGGAACAGTTTGTGCAGTACAGCAATCAGGGCTTGCAGCCGCAGACGCTCTACGGCGCGAATGGACAGCCGGACGGGCTGCGGAAACCGGTCTTCGACATTGAGGTCTCGGCGCAGAAGGCGAGCGAGTACGCGTCCATGGCGCAGAACGAGCTGGCGCTGCAGTTCTTCCAGCTGGGGTTCTTCAACCCACAGATGGTGGACCAGACGCTTGCAACGCTCGACATGATGGACTTTGACGGGAAGGACTCGATCATCCAGAAGGTCCAGGAGAACGCGGACCTGCAGCAGCGGCTGGTCGAGTGGCAGCAGCTGGCGCTCGCACTGGCGGACCGGTACGATCCGGTCATGGGTGAGGGGCTGGCGCAGCAGATCCTGCAGGAGGGCGGACAGGCAGTCCCGCAGGCGAGCGCCGCGGCAGCGGAGAAGCCGGAGATCCACACCGGCGAGACGCAGGAGCCGAAGATCGTGGAGAATGCGCGCAAAAAGTCGGAAGAAAGCACGCAGCCGGGATAAGAACCGACGATTGCGGCGGCCCATTCCGGCGAGATTATTTCTGGCTGGCGTGGGGTGAAGTTGGGAAAAGTTTGTGCTACGATGATTTTAGAATAAACGCCAGAAAGGAATTTACAGAATGGAAGGCGAATTCACGGGCGTAAGCGTTCAGACGAACGCAGCTGACGCCGCCGGTCAGCAGAGCGGGCAGGAGGCAGCCGCACAGGCGCAGGTGCAGCAGCAGCCGGCCAACGTCCCCGACGCTCAGGGACAGGGTACACAGGAAGAAACGTTTGACAGTCTGATCCGGGGCCGCTACAAGCAGGACTTTGATTCTGCGGTGCAGAAGGTCGTAAAGCAGCGCGTGCGCGGGCTGAACCAGTACAAGGGGCAGGCCGAGGCGATGGCGCCGATCATCGACCAGCTGGGAGCGCTCTATGGGATTGACACGTCGGACCCGCGGAAGACGGACTTCGCGGCACTGGCACAGCGCTTTTCCGCTGACGAGCGGCTTTACAGCGCGGAGGCCATGGAAAAGGGCATGTCGGCGGACGCCCTCAAAAAGGAGTACGCCGGCAGGGCCGAGAATACGGCCATGCGGCGGCAGCTGCAGGAGTACCAGATGCGAGAAGCCTTTGCCGGGATCCAGGCAGACTTTGCCCGGGATGTGACGGCGCGGTACGGCGCGGACTTTGAGACCGAGATGCAGAACCCGGATTTTGCGCGGCTCATGGGCGCGGGCGTGCCGCCGAAGACGGCATATGAGGTCATCCACCAGCAGGAGATCGCACAGGCACAGGCGCAGCTGGTGGCGAACCAGGCGCGGGAGAACGTCATGCGGACCATCCAGGCGCAGGGCGCAAGGCCGCAGGAGATCGGCTCCGGCGCTGCGGGCGGAGAGAACGTCCCGATGAAAACACACTGGTCACGCGCGGAGGTGGAGGACATGCGCCGCCGCGCGGCAAGAGGGGAACGAGTGATCCCCTGAGAAAGGAGATAAGAAGCTATGTTTAAATCCAAAGTCGGATTTCAGTTTTTTGCTGACGCCGGTACGCTCGTCAACGCGACCGGCAACTACGTAAACGCAGGCACCGGCCAGACGACCGCATTCAGCGGCAACGACACGCTCGCGCCGACCATGAAGACGTTCTACGACACGCAGCTGCTCGAGAACGCACGGCCGAACCTCGTGCATGCGCAGCTGGCAGGCCGTCAGGCGCTGCCGCGCAACCACGGCAAGACCGTCGAGTGGCGCAAGTGGAACACGCTGAAGGACGCGGAGGAGCTGACCGAAGGCGTCATCCCGACCGGCCAGAAGATGGGCCAGACCAGCACGACCGGCGCGATCAAGCAGATCGGCCTGTACGTGACGGTCTCCGACCAGCTGGAGCTGCATGCGCTGGATAACGTCATCCTGGGTGCGACCGAAGAACTCGGCGCTTCCGCCGGCACGTCCATCGACAAGCGTGTGCGCGACGCGGTCGTGGCAGGCTCGAACGTGCAGTACTGCGACAAGGTCGCAGCGGGCGGCGCGCATACGGCAGTCACCAGCCGCGCGGGCCTCGACCTGACGGCGAAGCTGACGCCGGACGAGGTCAACAAGGCCGTGACGACGCTGAAGAAGATGAAGGCCCCGAAGATCGACGGCAAGTACGTCGCGATCATCCACCCGTCGGTCGCATACGACCTGCGGTCCTCGGACGCATGGGTCGAGGCGCACAAGTACGCAGACGTCACGCCGCTGTTCTCGGGTGAGATCGGCGAGCTGCACGGCGTCCGGTTTGTCGAGACGACGGAAGCGAAGATCTTCAACAACTCGACCTGCCCGGTCAAGACTGCAGCGGCTGACGGAAACCCGGCGGTCTACTACAGCGTGTACGCGACGCTGTTCCTCGGCAAGGACGCATACAAGATGATCGACCCGGAGGGCGGCAATCTTGAGATGATCGTCAAGGGTAAGGACGAGATCGGCGGCCCGCTGAACCAGTTCTCGACCGTCGGCTACAAGGCCGAGATGGCGGCGAAGCTGCTGTACGAGGACCGCATGGTCCGCGTGGAGAGCTGCAGCGCATACTCCGGCACGGACGAGGCGAACTGAGAAAGGAGCACATAGCATGGCAACGAAAGAGACCGCCGCGGCGGCTGTACAGGCAAACCCGGAAGACGTGTGGAACGTCATGAAGACGATCTACCTGCCCCGCGGGCAGGAGAACGAGGAGCAGAGCCGCTTCGTGGCGGTGAACGGCCGGACGTTCATGGTGCCGAAGGGCAAGGACGTGCAGGTCCCGCTGCCGGTGTATGAAGTCCTGATGAACGCGCGGATGGCAGAGGAAGAAGCCTTCCGCCGCGCGCAGGCGGACAACTGACAAGTGAATGCCCATGACGGCATGAAGCAGAGGAAGGGGCAGAAATGCCCCTTCTTTTGGTAAGGAGGAAAAATGAAAATTCGGGAAGCGATCGAGACGGTCGACCGGTTACTGCCGAACCAGTACGAGACGCCGGATAAGGTCCGGTGGCTGTCGGAGCTGGACGGGATCGTGTATCGGGATATCATCTGTACGCACGAGCACGAGAAGGAACCGGAGCCGTTTACGGGCTACGGGGAGGACGTGGATCTGGAAACGGAGCTGCTGATCCCGTGGCCGTATGATGAAATTTACCGCTGGTATCTGGGGATGAAGATCTGCGACGCCAACGGGGAGACGACGAAGTATGCGAACGAGGCGGCGAAGTACAACAGCTACTATCAGGGGTATTTCAATGCCTACAATCAGGCGTACATGCCGAAGCAGTACGCGACACATTTCAAGCTTTAAGGCGGTGAGACTATGAGCGTATATCGAGTAGAGTCGGGCGGCAGGGCACCGGCGGGGCTTTCGACCGGCGACGAGGTCGTGACCGGCGGCGGCACGTACCGCATCACGGGCGTGAACGCGGACGGAAGCTATCAGTCGCAGCTGGTGAACAAGAACCAGACGACGAGGAACTACGGCGGCAGCTATCAGACCAGGAACAGCCCTTACACCATGTCCGGCGTGTCGGACTACACGAGAAGCAAACTGAACGGGCTGGAGAGCGGGTACACGCCGTCGGGCAGCGTGCAGGCAGCGCAGGCGTATCTGGAGCAGGTCAAGGCCAGCAAGCCGGGCGCGTATCAATCGCGCTGGGACGATGAGCTGACGAGTCTGTATGACCAGATCCGGAACCGGAAGAAATTCAGCTATGACATGGGGACGGATCCTCTGTACCAGCAGTACCGTGAGCAGTATCAGCGTCTCGGGCGGCTGGCCATGCAGGACACGATGGGGCAGGCGGCGGCACTCACGGGCGGCTATGGCTCAACCTACGGTGAGCAGGTGGGGCAGCAGGCGTACAATGCGTATCTGCAGAACCTCAACGACATCGTGCCGCAGCTGCAGCAGCAGGCATATCAGCGATATCAGGATGAGGGGGCGGACCTTTATAACCAGTACAGCCTCGTGAAGGGCCGGGAAGATACGGACTACGGCCGGTACCGGGATACGGTCAGCGATTATTATTCGGATCTTTCGGATGCGCGGAGCGCGTACAACTCGGAACGGTCGCTGGACCAGAGCCAGTGGGCGACGATGCTCGACTACTGGGCGCAGAAGGCAAACACCGAGAACGCAGCCTACCTGCAGGCGTTGGCGGCGGAGCAGGCTGCGGCGAAGAAATCCGGCGGCGGAGGCGGCGGAAGCAGTTCATCTTCCAAGCTGAGCGACAAGAAGAACAACACGCTTGCAAAAGCGGCGCAGGCGTACCGGGCAGAGAACCCGAATGTATATCTGGATAGCCGGACGCTGGATAACTACCTCAACAGCAAGGGCTACAATGCGCTGGAGGCCAATACGTTCAAGGCGTATCTGGAATACTACGGCGCGACATATCTGCGGCAGCGGTAACGGAGGGCAGCATGGGACGAATCACTCTGACAGAGGAACAAAAGCGGATTGCAGAGAGCATCCGCAGCGGACAGGGAGCCAGCACACAGCAGGCTCCCTCCGCCTATCGCGGCGGAAGAATCACGCTGAACCAGAAGCAGATCCAGATCGCGAGCAAGTACGGCCTGCCGAACCCGGACTACGGGAAGAACGCGCAGAGCGGGCAGACAACCGTGGACGACCCGCTGCATAAGCAGTATGCGGCGTTTATGGCATATCAGAATGCCGTGCGCGAAGCGGAGCTCGCGCAGATCGAGCCGGGGGCCGCGCTGAAGGGCCGGGCGAGCGGACAGAAGAAGACGGAGAATGCGGGGGCGGAGACCGACGGGAAGGTATCAGAGCAGGAATACGGACGGTCTTCCGCGATGCAGACGCAGTACGGCACGTACCAGAATTATCTGCGCGGCGTGGAGGCGGCGCAGGGGCTGAAGCTTGGGACACTGGCGCTGCAGGGACAGAGCGCACTGCTGGCCGGCGGGTTTGCGCCAGCCACGCAGCAGGTGCGGGGGGACGTGGATGCGAAGAACCGGCGTGCAAAAGCGGCGCAGACCGTGCAGCGGGATCAGGTGCGCGGGATGCGGCGGACGTCGCAGGAGCTGGACAAGCAGATTGAGGCGCTGGAGATCGAACAGGCGGACACGCATTTCTCCGGGACCGGGCTTTCGGAAAATGGGAAGAGCGTGACGCAGCTGCAGAACGAGATCGACGCGCTGAAGGAGCGCAAGGCGCAGGTCGACAGCCAGAGCGTGCTGGCCCGGGCACAGGAGGCAATCGGGAACCTGAGCGAGGAAGACAAGAATCTGCTCCGGCAGTACCGCGGGCAGGAACTGAACGGATATCAGGTGCGGGCGTATGCGAAGTACGACGCGAAGACGGCGCTCAACGAAAAAGGCTACAGCGACGACACGCTCAAGCGGCTGGCGGAATGGCAGAAGGTGCTGGACGACTACGACAACGCGCAGAAGCTCGACCAGGCGGCGCAGGAAATGGGAAGCGGATCCTTCGCGGGGAAAGCTGCGGCGACGCTGTTCTCTGCGGCGCTGGCGCCGGGGAAGGCACTGGGAAATGTGGAGTCGCTGCGTGGCGTATTGCCGAAGTGGGCCGGCGGCTATCAGAACGAGGATATGCCGACGAATGTTTACAGCCCGGCATACAATGCGACGCGCCTGTCCTCCGGCATTCGGCAGAGCGTGATGCAGAATATGAACCCGACGGGTCAGTTCCTCTATCAGGCGGGCACGTCGGCGCTGGACAGCGCGGTCAACATGGCGGTCTCGACGGGGCTCGTGGGAACCTTCGGCGGCGTGGCCGGTGCGGGGGCGAAGGACGCGGTTGCGGAGACCATGAACTGGGTGATGGGCTCGCAGGTCGCGGCAGATTCGGTCTATGAGGGCATTCAGAACGGCAAGTCCAACGCGGACGCACTGGTCGACGGGATCGTCGAGGGCGCGATCGAGGGCTTCACGGAAAAATACTCCGTGGGCGATATCATCGAGAACATGTTGAGCGGGAAGGCCGTGTGGAGGAAGGCACTGCGGTCGTTCGCGTCGGAAGGCGCGGAAGAGATCGCGTCCAACTGGCTAAACCGTGCGTATGACGTGGTGGCGAAGCATGACCGGGGTGAGGTCATGTCGGCCTACGCAAATTATATCGCAGAGGGAAGGACGCCGGCGCAGGCGCTGGCGGCGATGGTTGGAGATTTTGCAAAAGAAGACAGCCTTTCGTTCCTCGCGGGCGGCCTGTCCGGCCTTGCCATGTCCGGGACGTATGCGGGCGTGAACCGCGTGATTTTGGAGGCAAACGTCACGCAGACGGCCAGAGCGGTCATCGAGGCGGGCGAAGTGCAGGACGTCATCGACTATGGCATGGCGCAGGAAGATGGCACGAAGGCGCACCAGCTGGCCGAGGAACTGCAGCAGACAGTGGACGATGGCGGCGAGGTGACGCAGAAGGCCGTGGAGAACACGCTGCGTGAGGTGGCGAAGGAACAGCAGGCGGCCGTGGACGAAGGGCAGGAGCCGCGCGTGCCGGAGACGCTGACCCGGCTCGAGCAGCTGCAGGAACAGGCCCGGCAGGAGCAGGCGCAGGCCGAGGCGGACGAGAAGACATTCCAGATCTACAAGAGCGCGGCGGAGACGGCGCAGGAAAGCCAGAGGCTTGAACAGCAATATCAGCAGGAGCAGGAACAGAGCCGCGCACAACAGTCTGTACAGGCCGTTCAGCAGGCCCAGCAGGCGGCGCAGCAGCAGTATAACCAGGACAGCTTATTTGCGCCAATTCCGGGGACAGAGAACATGGGAGAGCTGGATCCGGTACAGTATGCCCAGCGGCAGACGGCGGACGCGGAGCAGGCGCTCGATGAAGCCGCGCTGCAGCAGGAGGAACAGTATCTGCAGACGCAGGCCCAGAGAGCGGGCTACGACGAGCAGACGGCGGCGTATTTTCTGAACGGGAACACGACGGGCATGCCGGCGGAGCAGTATGCGCAGAGCTTCGGACAGGTCTATGAGCAGGGCAGACTCGGCGCGAGTGAGCAGCGGGCGATGCGCTACGCCGAAGGAATGAATCAGGACGTGGCGGCAGCCGCCTATCGAGCGGGCCTTGCCGCAGGGCAGAAAGGGGTAAACAATGGCAGTATCGAGACTACTGATGAAGGACAAGTCGGGCAGGCTGGTCAGCGTGCCGAAGGACAAGCTGGAGGCGTTCGCCAAAGCACAGCGCAGCAGCAAAGAGCTGACGCCGGAAGAAAGAGAGCGCAGGGTGCAAGAGATCTCGCAAAAGCTTGGGATGAAGTAACGCTTTCGGATCTCGGTTTCGGAGAGAACAATGCGCAAAAAGTGCGCGTCATGCCGAAGGGACAGGAGGCCAGAAGCGAGGATATCCAGGCGGCGGCAAAGTTCTTCCGGTCGATGGGCGTGCAGAACGCGCGGTTCTTCACCGGGCAGCTGACGCAGGAGATCGACGGGCAGACGTTTTATGCGGACGCTGCCGTGACGGAGGATGGCTCCGTGCTCATCCGGGCAGACAGCGAGGAATATTCCGCGTTCGAGCTGGCGAAGCACGAGGGATATCACCTGATCGTCAAGCGCTGGCCGGAGATGGCGGCGAAGATCCAGAAGCGGCTGCTGGGCGAGGGCAAGATCACAAAGGAGATGATCGAGAGCTATGTGGACGCATACGCCGGGATCTACGGCGACGACACGGACGCCTACGTCGAGGAGATCGTCGCGGACACCTACGCCGGCATGAACCGCACGGACTACGGCACGAACAAGCTGCGCGCGGACGTGAAGATGGAGGTCGGCCAGTGGCAGAAAAAATCCGGCAGCGCGAGAGCGCCTCCGGCGAAGATGTCCGCTGCGAAGGATCAGACCACAAAAAACTATCAGGGCGTCAACCTTGCGGAAGACGGAAGCGTCTATACCTACGATTTCCTGATATCGCTTCCGGATATGGACGTGACCATGCTGCCGGAGGTCGACGCGGTACGCGGAGCCGAAAACCGGGTCGATACAGCAAAGGTCGTGCAGGAGGGTATGAAAAACGCCCGCGCCGTTGGAACAGAGCGAGACGGAAAGATCTTTGTAAGGAACCAGTACACAGGGAAGATGCTGCGAATTGACAACAGCAGTATCCGACACGGACTGAATGGAAAGCAGAACAGATTGCTGACAAACGCACGGATGGGTGTGGTGATCGGGGATATCGTGAAAAATGCGGTACCAATCAATGCGCTTAACAATAAGGCAAAAGGTGTAACAGGGACATATGCCATGGCAGCCTATGTGACGGACAGCCGCAGGAGAGAGTTTGTTGCAATCGTTACAGCAGAACAGATAAACGGGAATATCGCTGGGGTTGAGGTGTACGATGTCGCACACGCGGTAAGTGGAAGACAAAAAAATAGCAGCCAGGCGGACACGAAGTCCCAGAGAGTTTACTCTATCAAGGCTGCCAAAATTAGTATATCCGATTTACTCCAAATTGTCAACAGTACACACCAGAGTATTTTGTCGGAAGATGTGCTGCAAAAATTCGGAGAGCAGAGAAACCCGCAGGGGGATTATACCGGGAAGGCGAAATTCTCTGCCAGCGCGCGGCAGGCGTCGGAGCGGGATAAACAGAACCTTGAGACCGTCTCTGCGATGCTGGACGATGGGAGCGGGCGCGGTGTGTTTAAGGACGCCGTTTTCCTGCGGAATCCGAGGCTCATGCAGAAACTGATTGATGAGCGGGAGAAGACGCAGACGACGGCGTTCCGGGATTGGTTCGCAGACAGCAAGGCAACGAACACGACAGGCGAGCCACTGCTGGTGTTCCACGGTGCCGGAGCGAAATTTACAAAGTTTGATGTAGGCGGGAAACCGATCTGGCTGACTGCAAACATCAAGTACGCGGAAGAATACTCCACTGCGACGCGCAGCGTTGAGCGAATTCTGCCGGAGGCATCGATTTACGCAGGAAACGTCGATCGTATTATCCCGGCATATATTCGCGTGGAGAATCCGGCGGATGTTGGAAACACTGACGGCGGATACAGCGGGAATTATGTGGATCTTGCGAAGCGGCTACAGATCAGACCTAGCGAACTGCAAGCCGTATGGGAACAGGCGGGGAAGCCGGAGCTAATGTGGCAGGTGATCAATACGCCGGGGATGGTAGAGATGCTGAAACGGCATGGATACGACGGGGTTCAGGCGGTTGAGAACGGCGTGAAGGCATGGGCTGTGTTTGATTCTGCGCAGGTGAAGTCCGCGGTTGCAAACAACGGAAGTTTCAGCCTAACGAACCCGGATATCCGGTATTCCGCGCAGGACGGGCGGTATCGGGATCTGATGGGGGAGAAGGCGGCGCAGTACACCAGGCGGGCGGAAAACTTCCTGCTGTCGAGGATCGCAGGGAGCTTCGGCGTTTCGCCGGAGGCGAAGCGGGAGACGCTGCAGCCGTTCACGGAACAGATCGTGCGGAAGTTTTTGCAGACCGGCGAGCTGGACAATAAGCTGGTGGGCGATTTGGTCGACGCGGCGGTGGAGGTCAGCATGGAGGAAAACCAGTCGTACTACGAGGAGTACAAGGGGGTCCTCAAGTTCATCGAGAACCAGAAGATCTCCATCCCAGCGCAGGACAAAGAGGATATCCGATACTGGAATCAGTTCCGGCAGCAGGCGGCGAAGAGCATGCAAATCAGGGACGACGGGATGCCGGTGCGTGACGTTTACTGGACGCTCCACAAGAAGGCGCCGCAGCTGTTCCCGGCGAGCAACAAAACGGCGGGCGCACAGATCATGCAGATCTACAAGGTCGCCGAAGGAATCCGGAAGACGCGCGAATGGATCGAGGGCTACAAGGGCGTGGACGCGGCAGAGGTCAGCAAGGTCAAGCAGGATGTGTTCGAGGCCAAAGCGACGAATGCGCGGCTGGACTGGGCGAAAAATGACGCGAGGAATGCGGTCAAGGAATTTGCCGCAGATCTGCGGGTCACGCAGCGGTATCTCGACCGGCAGAAGAAGGCGAAGGACCTGCTGGGGCTGGCGATCCCGCAGTCGGCAGGAGAAGCGTTGGAACTCAGCAAGGAGGTCAAGAAACTCCGTGGGCGTGTGCAGTATGTTATGAACAAGAACCTGCTGACGGCGGAAGACCAGAAGATCGTCGGCGCGCTGCTGCGCGGAGATATCAGCGAGGAAGCCGTGCGGAAGATGAAAAACAGCAAGGGCATTCTGGACGTCTATGAGGCGAAAGCGGCGTATGACGCGCGGATGCTGACGCTGCGGGCATGGCGCATGCAGAACAAGCAGCGGATGCTTGACGAGGTGGACGCGGATCTGGACGCGGCGAAGTTTGACCAGTGGGCCGACAAGGGGTCCGGCTGGGGCTACGACACGGAGACGCCGGAACGAAACTTCGCGGACGTGATGCGGAAGATCCCGGGCGGCGATGTGCTGGCGAAGGAGTTCAATAACAAGTATATCTACAAGATCAAGCAGAACGAGAGTGCACGGAAGAACTTCATCCTTGAAATTCAGGAGCGGGTCAAGAAGCTGGATATCAGCGAGAAGGTCATGAGAGGGAACGCAGACTCCGAGGCTTACGCCGTGCAGCTGCTGGGCGAGGCACAGGAGAACGCGGAGATGCTGAAGGGGCAGGACGCGGAGGCGAAGAAGGACGGCAAGACCTATGAAGAATGGCTGGCTGTCATCCAGAAGCTGAAAGCGGATAACCCGAACATGGACTTCGCAAAGATCGACAAGGCAATCACGGAGTTCCATAAGATCTATGATGAGCTGCTCGACATGATAAACCAGGTGCGCGTGCAGTTCGGCTATGACCCGGTCTCCTACCGGCGCGGCTACTTCCCGCACTTCACGGAAAATGAGGAGAGCATCCTTGCGCGGTTTGGGCGGGAGCTGGGCTTCACCGGGACGGTCTCACCGCTGCCGACGACGATCAACGGACTGACGTCCAGATTCCGGCCGGGCATCCGGTATTTCAAGAATGCAAACGAACGGCTGGGCTACGCGACGGCGTACAATGCGATCAAGGGACTTGATCTGTATCTGGATACGGCGAGCGACGTGATCTTCCACACGGAGGATGTGCAGCGCATGCGGGCACTGGAGACGCAGATCCGCTACCGCGCGAGCGACGAAGGCATCCGGCAGCAGATGGACGCGATCAAGGCAAATAACACGCTTGACCCGGACAAGAAGCAGCAGCTGATCGATGAGCTTTCGAAGAATGGGCGGACGCGAATGTCGCACATGGCGGCATGGCTGACGGAGTACACGAACGTACTGGCAGGAAAGCGAACCGGTGCGGACAGATGGCTTGAAGAGCATATCCCGCAGAAAATCTATAACTTCATGCGGAAGTCCCAGCAGCGCGTGGGCGCGAACATGGTCGCGGCGAATATCGGCTCGGCGGTCACAAACTTCATCCCACTGACGCAGGCGTGGGCGCAGACGAGCACGGTCAATATGATGAAGGGCATGTGGTACACGCTGGCGAACTACGTGCAGGCGGACGGGCTGGACCAGCAGTCGGTCTTCATCAACAACCGGAGCGGGTATCACGGACTTTCACAGTCAAGCATGGATAAGGCGTCTGAGATCGCGGGCTGGGTGATGGAGAAGATCGATGGATTTACGACGGGGTCCATCGTCCGGGCACGGGTGATCGAGAACATGCAGCGCGGCATGTCGCAGCAGAGCGCGCTGGAGGAAGCCGACCAGTTCGCGTCCGGCATCATGGCAGACCGCAGCAAGGGCGCGACGCCGCTCATGTACACGGTGCGCAGCCCTATCGTGAAGATGTTCACGCAGTTCCAGCTGGAGGTCAACAACGAATTGAGTTGGATCTTCAAGAACATGCTCCCGCAGGAACGGAAGAAGGGCGTTCTGGCTCTGGCGAAGGCGCTGCTGAAATTCCTCATCGGCGCGTGGATCTATAATGAGGCGGCAGAAGCGATCTTTGGCAGGCGGCCGGCACTGGACCCGCTGGACATGCTGAACGATACGGTCGGCGACGTGTCGGGGTACAAGGTGCCGAACACGTGGCAGGCGATGGCCGAGTACGGCGTGAACCCGAAGAACTGGGATTATACGACGGAGAAGAAGACGCCGGAGGAAGTATGGAAGGGCTTTGCGAGCCGCGTGGTCGACGAGCTGCCGAACACGCAGCTGCTGGCAATGTTCGGGCTGGACGAATGGATGGGGCTTGATCTGCAGGGCAACCGCATTGCGGTCATCTCGGCGTTCCCGGATATGGAGAAGGTCAACAAGGCGCTGCTGTCGAGCAAAGAGGACATGGCGACGAAGAAGAAAGCGCAGGTGCTGGTAGACGAGCTTTCAAAGCCGCTGTCGTATGCGGCGCTGCCGATGGGCGGCGGACAGGCACGAAAGAGCCTGCAGGGCATCATGTCCGTGGTGAACGGCGGCAAATACAGGCTCAACAACGAGGGAGAGCAGCAGCTGCAATATCCGACGTACACAGACCGGCCGGGCGATGTGCCGCTGAAGCTGGCGCAGGGCGTGCTGTTCGGCAGAACGGCGACGCAGGAGGCGCAGGACTGGATCGAAAATGGATTCAAGTCTTTGTCCGTCAAGGAGACGAAAGCCTATCAGGCAATCACAGAGGGCGGCGAAGACCAGCGGGAGACCTACACGTTCGTGCAGGCGATCAAGAACGTCGAGAAGGAATACGACAAGAAGATGCTGCTCAAGAGCTACAGCATCAGCGACACGGCAAAGACGGCGTATTTCTATCAGGTGTTCGCCAACGAGGACCAGCAGAAGGAGATGGACAAGCTCGACGAGCAGGGCAAGATCGACTTCATGAAGAAGTACCTCGCGGAGGCTGAGGACAACCACAACCGGGACGAGCTGCGCGACGCGGCGGTCGCCGGGACGGTCACGCAGGAGAAGGCCATCCAGCGGATGGTCGCTAACGACTGGGCCAAGAACGAGGACGACGCATACTGGAAGTACCGCGAGTGGATCCGGAAGGCGGACGACAAGGACTACAAGATGTACGATGATTTCCTGAACGCAATCGAGGCGGGCGGCGACGTCAAGGAGGCGGCGAAGGAATACCTCGAGCACGGAAAGGAAGCGAAGGATCTCAGCAGGGAGGTCACGACGGCGTACAAGGCGCAGTATCTTGCCGCAACGCCGGAGGAGCGGAGAAAGCTCAAGCAGAAGCTTCTCGAGATCTATGCGGCGCTGGGCTTCAACCGGAAGGAGAAATCCAAGGATATCGACAAATGGGTGAAGGATGCCGCAAAGGAGAAGAAGGACAAGTAAAACAAGAAGGCCGGGGCGGATGCCCCGGCCTTCGGTTTTGGAGTTACTGCGCTTTTTCCAGCTCCGCGAGGCGCTGGCTGTGCAGGCGGACGACGGATTTGAGGAAGGAGACCTCTTCTTCGAGTTCTTCGACGCGGCTCTTCGGCGCAAGGGTCTCGAGAAGAGACTGCTGGCCTTCGATCAGGAGGTCCAGCTTCTTCATGACGCTGCTCTCGATGATGACGCGGGTGTTGGCTGCGGACTGCTTGAGCATGTCGTCTTTGGCCTGGTCGATCATGGATTGGATTTTCTCAATATCTTTTTCGTCGAGCATGGGGAAGCCTCCTTGTATTTGATGGAACCAGTATAGCACCGGCGGGCGGGAATGGCAAGGGGAAAGGTGCGCGTGGGGTGAATCCGGCGCGGGGGTCTGCTACACTGGATGAAAAGGAGGGATGCGGTATGGCGACGCCAATTCCGGGGGCTTATCCGAGCCCGAGGATCGATAAAGGTGTGCTGCGGTGGTACGAAGGGGACACGTTCTCGATCGTGCTGCGGTTCGACCTGAAGGACCAGGACGGCGAGGCCGTCACGATCGGGACGACGGACAGCATGGCGGTCGTGTTTCTGGACGATACGCGGCAGACCATCCACACGTTCAGCTTTGCGAAGGTGGAGAATGACCAGGTCACGCTGAACTTCGACGCGACGGTCACGGCAAAATTCACGAAGGGAAAGTACACCTACGATATCCGGTACACGCACGGCAACAAGACGACGCTGGCGAGCGGGAATCGGGCATTCGTGGAGTAAGGAGCAGGTATGAGGGTAGAGATTCCAAATCAGATCACGGTGACGATCGGCGGGCTGATCTCCCGCGGGGTAAAGGCCGTGGAGGTTACGGACGCGGGGAAGCTGATTTTCACGCTGACGGACGGCAGTACGGTCGACCTTGGATCTGTCATGGGCCCGCAGGGGCCGAAGGGCGAGACCGGCGCGACCGGCCCGCAGGGGCAGACGGGGCCGCAGGGTCAGAAGGGCGAGACCGGCGAGGCGGGCGCGAGCATCACGTCGATCACGAAGAAATCGCAGAGCGGGACGACGGCGACGTACACGATCGCGCTTTCGGACGGGAAGACATTTGACTTTAACGTCGAGACCGTCAAGGGCGAGAAGGGCGACACCGGCGCAAAGGGTGACACCGGCGCGCAGGGCCCGAAGGGAGAACCCGGCTCGCAGGGGCCAAAGGGCGAGACCGGCCCGCAGGGCGCGCAGGGGCCGAAGGGCGACACCGGCGCGACCGGCGCGGAAGGCCCGAAGGGCGCGACCGGCGACACTGGCCCGAAGGGAGAGCCCGGCGAAAAGGGAGAGAAAGGCGACAAGGGCGACACTGGCGCGACTGGCCCGCAGGGAGAAACCGGCCCGCAGGGGAAGACCGGCCCACAGGGCCCGGCAGGCCCGACCGGCCCGAAGGGCGATACGGGAACGGGCTTTACGGTCAAGGGCTATTACGGCTCGGTCTCCGCGCTGCAGGCGTCGGTCAAGAATCCAGAGGTCGGCGATGCCTACGGCGTGGGCGCGGCTGCACCTTATGACATTTACATCTACGACGGCGTGACGAAGGCGTGGGTCAACAACGGACCGCTGCAGGGCGCAAAGGGCGACAAGGGAGATCCGGGCGAACGGGGGCCGAAGGGCGAACCGGGCGACACCGGCCCGGCAGGCGCCAGCGGAACGGACGGCATAACCCCGAGCATCGGCACGAATGGAAACTGGTATCTCGGGACGACTGACACGGGAAAGCCTTCGCGCGGCGAGAAGGGCGACAAGGGAGATCCAGGTGCGAAAGGCGATCCCGGAGCAGACGGCGCAAAGGGCGACCCCGGCGAGAGGGGGCCCAAAGGCGAGACCGGCGCGCCGGGCGAACAGGGGCCGAAGGGCGAACCGGGCGACACCGGCCCGGCGGGCGCAAGCGGAACGGACGGCATAACCCCGAGCATCGGCGAGAACGGAAACTGGTATCTCGGGACGACTGACACGGGGAAGCCTTCGCGCGGCGAGAAGGGAGACACCGGCGCGGCCGGAACGACATTCACGCCGTCGGTCGCTGCGGACGGGACGCTCAGCTGGACGAACGACGGCGGGAAAACGAACCCGGACAGCGTCAACATCAAAGGCCCGCAGGGCAATCCGGGCGAAAAGGGCAACCCAGGAGAGACCGGCGCAAATGGCGCAGACGGCGTGACGCCGACGATCGGCGAGAACGGAAACTGGTATCTCGGGACGACTGACACGGGAAAGCCTTCACGCGGCGAGAAGGGCGACAAGGGCGATCCCGGCGCGCGGGGGCCTGCGGGCGCAACGCCCGTCAAGGGGACGGATTACTTTACGGCGGAGGATAAGGACGCGCTGGTGCAGGACGTGCTTGCCGCGCTGCCAGAATGGACAGGAGGAAACTACTAATGGCATTGGATAAAGCAGTAGATTCCGCGCAGCTGAACGCCGACCTGACGGCGGTTGCGGACGCCATCCGCACGAAGGGCGGCACGTCCGCACAGCTTGCGTTCCCGGATGGGTTCGTGAGCGCGGTGCAGGCCATCGAGGGCGCGCCCGACTTGCAGATCGTCGTCACGACCAGCGCGGGCGCAACAGTTACAGCTACGAAGGGTAGCAAGACGGTTTCTGGGACGGCGGATGCGAGTGGAAACTGCACGTTGATAGTCGACGAGGTTGGAACATGGACGGTAACAGCAGCGACAGCAAGCACAACAAAGACGGCAGATGTTGTGGTTGGGACAGCTAATGTCGATTTGGTCATGATCGACCCCGTGTTCGGAAATAACAGCTGGGCTACAATTATTAAGGCCTGTCAAGAGAAGCAAGTCCCGTCTACATGGAACGTTGGCGACAGCTGTAACATGACAATCAATAACACGACCTACGCAATCGACATTATCGGCAAGAACCACGACGATTATGCCGATGGCTCGGGCAAGGCTCCGCTGACATTCCAGATGCACACGACCTACGCGACGCAGTATAAGATGAACGGCGCAGAGGATAACAGCTGCGGCTGGGTGAACTGTCTGGTGCGAACGTACAATGCGTTCCCGAAGCTGAAACAGGTGATGCCGGCGGAGGTCGTGACTGCGCTGAAGGCCGTGACAAAGAAGACCACGGCAGGCGGCGCGAGCTCGGCCATCGACACGACGGAGGACACGCTGTTCCTGCTGTCGGAGATCGAGGTGCAGGGCACGCGGACGCATTCCTACGCGGGCGAGGGCACGCAGTACGCGTATTACCAGACGGCGGCCAACCGGAAGAAAAATCGCGCGTGGTATCTGCGCTCGCCGAGGATCAGCAGCACCACCTGCTTCTGCAGAACGGGATGGAGCGGTGAAGCGGACTGGAGCGTCGCGTCCGAGGTGGACGGTATCGCGGCGGCATGGTGCTTTTAAGGAAAGGAGAGACAGGGAGAGGCAATGATCTATCTGAAGGTACAGGAGAATGAATATCCGGCATACATCAGCGGAAGGCTGATCGACCGCGACTGGGACGGGCGGGCGTCCAAGTCCATTACGCTGACGATGACGCACGCGCAGGCCCGATCACGGATCACCGCGACGGGACGCTGACGGTCAAGGCAGAAGGGAGAAAAACATGGACACCAAGACTATCATCGTTACCCTCGTCTGTGCCGTGCTCGGCTCGTCCGCGCTGACGGCGGTCGTTAACGCCGTCGTCAGCGCGATACAGAAAAAGCGCGGCAAGGCCACAACGCAGGAGGCGCACCTGGCCGAGATCGACAAAAAGCTCGGGAAAATGCAGGAACATCAGGACGAGCAGTATCTGGCGATCCTCCGGCTGACCATCATGTCGGAAGAAATGCCAATGGCCGAGCGCCTGATCGCCGGGCAGAAATACGTCAAGCTGGGCGGAAACGGCGACGTAAAAAAGTTTTTGCACCAGCTGGAGGCGCAGTGCGGGCATAGCAATGGAATTCAGTAAAAAGTGGCTGATTTGCAGCGCGCTCGTCAGCCTCGCACTCATTATCGCCTGCGCGGCAGGCGCAGACCTGACGGAGATCACGCTTGCGGTGCTGGCTGAAACAACAGCTTCCAGCGGATTTTATCTCTGGAAGGCCAAGAACGAGAATCGCGCGAAGTACGCGCAGAAGTACATGGATAAATGGGCCGAGAAATACGGCCCGGAAGCGGCAGCACGCATCGCGGAGATCGTGCTGAAAGATTGAAAGGAGCATACATATGGACTACACACAGATCATCTCGGCAGTGATCGCGCTCATCAGCGCGCTCGTTTCGGCATTTTTGATCCCTTGGCTCAAAACCAAGATCGATGCGGACAAGCTGCAAACGCTCCGCACTTACGTCGAGATCGGCGTAAAGGCGGCGGAGCAGCTGTACACCGCGACGGACGGCGCGGCGAAAAAGGCGTATGTTGTGAACTTCCTCGCCGAGAAGGGCATTCAATTTGATGTGGAAACGATCGATAAGCTGATCGAGGCCGCCGTGCTGCAGCTGCACCACGAGTTGTACGGGAGTGAGCGGGCATGAGTTACGTTATGAGAGCGTCAGAGCTTGTAAAAAAGCACATCGACGTTGCAAAGAATTACAAAACCGTGTACATGTGGGGCTGCTTCGGCTCTCCGGTCACGGATGGGATCATCACTGAGAAGGCAAAGCAATACCCGGACTGGTACGACGCCGCAAAGCAGGCCAGATTCCGCGGGCTGATCGGAAAGGGATACTTTGGCTTTGACTGCGTGAATCTCACAAAGGGGATCCTGTGGGGATGGAACGGCAACAAGAATGCTTACCACGGAGGCGCACGCTACGCTGGAAACGCTGTCCCGGATGTCTCTGCCGACGGCATGATCGCCAAGTGCAGGGACGTATCCGCGTCCGGCTGGGATAAGCTCGTTCCCGGCGAGGGCCTGTGGATGCCCGGCCACTGGGGCCTGTACATCGGAGACGGCTTGGCCGTTGAGTGTACGCCCATTTGGGATAATGGCGTGCAGATCACCGGCGTCGGCAACATCGGCGTCAAGGGCGGCTACAACAGCCGTGTATGGAAGAAGCACGGCAAGCTCCCGTGGGTGGACTACGACACGGAAACCGTCGACAAGGCCGTCGAGGACGCCAAGAAGACCATCAAGGCAAAGGCCGGACTTGCGGACAACACGATCAAATATCTCGCCGACTACAAGTACGGCGATGATCTCCTGAAAAAACTGGCTGCTGCCATGAGATAAAACCTGCCAGGACGGCGGGCCGAAGGGAGTGACGAAAGCATAACTGCGCGGCTGGCTCTGCCGAAGGAGCTGGAACACCTCACGCGCAGCGACTGGGAGCGCGTCACTGACGAGGGCATACTGGATCAGATCGATCAGCAGATCGTGAAGCTTTATATCGTGCGCAGGCTCCCGCAGATGGACGCCGCCGCCGAGATCGGCGTCGACCGCAAAACCATCTCCCGCCGCCTGCCGCACATCTACAATATCGCACGCCGTCTGGCAGGGAAAACGGACAAAGAGAAAGCGCCATGAGCAACGGCTCATGGCGCTTTTTCTATGTTCCAGGATTGGCTTTCGGACGATAGTTCGGGTTATACGATCTGCATGCGCGCTCCAGCGCGCGGAAGTCGCAGGAGATCTTACAGATGAAGCTGCTCTTTCCATTGACGACATCGTAGTATGTACGATTGGCATGATCCAGAATGGCAAGCTTCTGACGGTTGCAATGCTCGATCTGGTTCAGGAGCAGGTTGCGATACTTCACATCCGGCTCTGCGGAAATGTCGTATTCAAGGATCGCAGAATCAGGAACAGGGACCATGTTGTTGAAGCCGAGAAGACCGAGGCGTCCACCGTCAAGCTTCAGGATGTGCTTGCCGGGCTTTAGATTGGCATGGTTTGGCTTCGGGGATTCCATGGGGACGAAATAGCGGAAGCTTCCGACAGTGAGAACAACGCCGACATAGGGGCGACGCTGGCCCTTGTTGAACGGGACACGGAAGTCACGGGAATGGAGGAAGGAAATATAGCGCTCACTGATGTGGCAGATAAAAAGATTCTCCAAGATTCGACCTTTCCGGGAAAGAAAAAGCGAGACTGCAGAAGTCTCGCTTTTAGTTGCCCATGATTTTTTAAGCCCCTACTTAACGGCAAGGGATTTCCGCTTTTTTGGCTCCCTACTTGACGGCAAGGGATTTCCGCTTTTTTAGCTCCCTATTTAACGGCAAGGGATCTCCGCTTTCATGGGCAGATGATGAACGGCGACGTTCAATCTCTGTAGATTCCTGAAATGGTTGTGCCGCGGATCGTGCGGTGCCAGATTTCAGGATTCTTTCGCGGATCTCTCCGCACCACTAGTATAAACTCAAAAAAGTGTAGAAGTCAAGAGGGGTACTGGGAAAATTTTTAAGAGGAAAGCATGTCCCACAAATGGTACACAGATGTCCCGGAACTGTCCCCCATAAAAACCGGGAAAGCGGCAGAATGAGAGTAGGAGCTGGCCAGCTTACTACTTTTACCGGAGGATTTTTTTATGGAATACGCAAGCAAGGGACTCGCGGGGACTGCGCTGGGCTTTGGCATCGGCGGCGCCGCGATGAGTCTGGCAAACGGCGGGCTCGGCAATCTGCTGGGCGGCCTCGGACAGAACAACCGGGCGGCTGCCGCAGAAGTGACGGCGGCTGCGGCAACGCCCGCCATGGCAGCGCTGGCCGCTGCGCTGGCTTCGCGCCAGCAGGAGCCGACGTGCAGCGAGAACATGCCGGTCACGCGCTACGATCTCGACCGGGAGCAGAAGCTGGCCGCGAAGGACAGCGAGATCGCGCTGCTCAAGGCCAACACGTACAACGACGGCAAGATGCTGGAGGTGTACGGTTATATCGATGGGCAGCTCAAGGACGTCCGTGAGGCGCTGTGCAAGCAGGCCGTCCACAACCAGCGCACCGAGGACAGCTTCACGCTGGTCAAGCAGGACGTCGAGTCTGTCCGCAAGGAAGCGCTTGACGCGGTCAAGATGGAGGCCGAGCGCCGCTGCTGCGGTGACAACTCCATTGTCACCTACGTCAACGCGACCTTTTATCCAAAGCAGGTCGCCGACGTCACCACGGGCACCGCGACCACGGCGCAGACTCTCTACAACCCGATCCAGCGCTGCTGCAACAAATAAGCAAACGGGGCGGCAATCGCCGCCCCATCCTTAAAGGAGGGAAACTGCAATGACAGTGACGATAGATCAGGCCATGCGCGGAATTTTGCGCTTTTTTGATACAGTAGCATCCCCACATATGGACGAGGTGCGGTCCTTTGTGGCAGGCGTTGGGTTGTCTTTGCTGGCAGACGGCAGCAAAGAGCAACTGCTTGTACTGAGAGATAACCCGTGGGTCAAAGCAATGCAAATTATGGATGAGCACGGGGATATTGACATTGACAGGCTCTATAATAAGGCAAGACCTCGGCTCGATGGACGAAAACTCCCGATAAGGATTCCGTTTATCGGCAAACTAACTTTTGTTGCGGACGATATTGACAGTCTATACAAGTACATTCAGGAGGCATGATATGCAGGAATATATTGAAAAACTCCATAAGGAGTTGCATGAGATCATGGAACGTCCGGTGACGCTGGGGCGCGCGGAGGAAGTTATGGTGTATGCGGATACTATCTGCGCGCTGCATAAGCTAGGTGACGACCATTTTCGTGAGTCCACGAAAATGATGGAATTTACCGAGGACGACGCAAAAGCGTGGAAGGCCCGCATGAAGAACGCCGACGGCTCGACCGGCCCGCACTGGACGATGGAACAGACGACGGCCGTGGCCGAGAGCATGGGCATTCAGGCGCCTGTGGTCCCGCGCTGGGCGTGGGGCGTGACCATGAACATGATGTACTCGGATTACTACCCCGTCGCCGTAGAGTTCGGACTCAACCGCCCGGAGTTCTACGCCGCGCTGGCAAAAGCGTTTCTGCTCGATAAAGACGGCCCGGGGCCGGAACAGAAGCTCATGGCGTATTATGAGCATATCGCAAAATAAAGAAATCCCTCCTGTCACCAGGAGGGATTTCAGCTTGCTATAGAATCTATATTTAGATGGGATTCATTCATGCGTACCGATGCAGACCTTGTCGAGCGAGCAGTAGTCGGCGCAGCCGCAGTGGTTGTTGCACTGGGTCACGTGGCATTCGATGGCGTGGTTGGCTTTTTCGTTTGCGAAACTCATACGAAATATTCCTCCTTCATAAGGTTCGGAATTAGTATGTCCGCAAGCAAAGCCGCTATTCTGGAAAATTTTTCAGAACGGACC